ACGTTCAAGCAGAAGCGGCTGAATGTGTGGGTCAACGCCACGTCGGTCTGCCTGTCGATTGAGGGGTGGAAGCGGGGCCAGTCGCGCGAGTGGCGCGGCGACCCGCGGTCACTGGATGTCCCGGAGCTGCACCACGAGCGGTGCTTCGTGGGGATTGACCTCGCCTCGAAGATCGACTTGTGCGCTGTAACTTTCGCGTTTCCGCCGTCACCTGGCCGGCCGACGTGGCGGTGGCTACAGCAGATCTGGAGCCCCGAGGACACGCTCGTGGAGCGGGCACTGAAGGACCGGGCGCCGTATCTGGTGTGGCGTGATCAGGGCTGGCTGCAGACGACGACAGGCGTGCGGCTGGACCATCAGAAGCTGATCGACGCCATCCTTGCGGCCAGGGAGATCTACGACATCGAGGCGATCGGCTACGACGAGTGGCACGCCGACAAGATCGTCGACGACCTCATTACCGTGCATGGTTTTGACAAGGATCATGTGCTCGCGGTCAGCCAGACCTACAAGGGGATGTCGAGCGCGTGCCTGCACGTCCAAGCGGACATCCTTGCTGGGGAGGTGGACGCCGGCGGGTGCCCAGTGACGGCGTGGTGCATCTCGAACACGGCGGCGAACGTCGACGGCAAGGAGAATCTGATGTTCGCGAAGGGCCGGTCGCGTGGTCGGATCGACCCGGTGATCTCGGCCACGATCGCCACGGCGCTGTGGCTTCGGCAGCCAGATGAGACGGCAGTGGAGGTGGGGGCATGGGTGCTATGACGGTGCGCGAGCAACTGCGGGACGCCTATCTTTCGTCGGGTCGGACAATGGACGATTTGTCGCATGCGTCGGGCGTGAGTAAGCGGACGATTCTGCACATGTTTTGTGGGCGGAACGTGACGACGGCCAACCTTTTCGCGCTGGCGTGCGTGCTGCGTATTGAGTCGATTCGCGTGCCTGTGAGTGAGCAACTCTCGTGAAGTGCAACCTATTGCGCCAATAATTTGACAATCGGTCTGTATCCTGATGCCACGTGCCACGCCTAGATCGCGGTGCTCTCGCTCACTTCTACCAGGAGATTCCTGGCTGGTGTGATTACGCGGACTATTACGCGGAGGTCATCGCCGGCCTTCCTGATGGTGCGCGCATAGTCGAGGTCGGCGCCTGGCAAGGCCAGAGCACAGCGGCGCTGGGTGTAGAGATCGCGAATTCGGGGAAGGCCATCCGTTTGGATGTGGTCGATCACTTTCGCGGGTCCGAATCGAGCGAAGGCCCGACCGGCGCGATCGGGCTGCCTGACCTACGCCAGCGCTTCGACAGACACACGGCGCCGATCAGGCATCTGATCCGCAACGTCCACCAGATGTCATCAGTGGATGCTGCGGCTCTTTACGACGACGCTAGTCTCGATTTCGTCTGGATCGACGCCTCACACACGGCGCTAGACGTGCTGGCCGATCTGAATGCCTGGTGGCCGAAAGTGCGGCGCGGCGGTATCCTGGCCGGCCACGATGCGGATATGGTGGGCGTGAGTGCCGCCGTCGTGCCCTGGGGTCATATGGCCGGCGTGACACCTCGGCCGGTCTCCCTGCGGTCGTGGGAAGTCCGTAAGCCCTCGGGACTCGGCAGTCTGCACGTGCCAGTCGGACAGCGCAAGTGTCTCGTCGTGGTCGCCTCAAACGAACGAACGATCTACCGAGGCACGGTTGAAAGCCTTGTGAAACTCGGTTGGGGTGCGCGCGTTACGACGGCCGGCGCGATGCATGGATTCGACGACGTGCAGTTTACGTGGATCTCGCGCCACACGCGCGTGGACGACCTCCGTAATGAAGCCGTCCGTATGGCGATCGGCACGGGCGCCACACATTTACTGTTTCTCGATGCCGACATGACCTGGCCTTCGGATCTGCTGGCCAGGATACTCGCGCATCACGACAAGGGCGTCGTTTCTGGGCTCTACTTTCTGAAACAGTGGCCGCACTGGCCGGTCTCGCTTGCGTCTCCGTCTGTGAATCTCTCAACGGGTGGGGTGGATTACATTTACGACGACGCGGCCGTGATCGACGTGCACTTGCGTCCGGCATCCCTCGTCGGCATGGGCTGCACATTGATTCCGATGTCGGTGATCGCCGCGATGCCGTCGCCCTGGTTCGAGTATCGGCAGAACCATCACGGCTTCTGGACGGTCACCGAAGACGTTGCCTTCTGTCAGAAGGTCTCCGCGCTCGGCTGCCCAATCTGGCTGGACCCGTCGATCAAGTGCGGCCACATTGGCGCAGAGCCGGTCACGGAGCCGTGGTTCCTGCGGTCTCAAGTGGAGCAGCGTGCCTTGGCGGACATGAAGCAGCGCGAGCAGGTGTCCGCATGAGCCTATGGACGCGGATGTTCGGCGCCACGCCTCAACCTGAGCAGCGGGCCACGTTTAAGGAAGTCGAGTTTTGGCGCGATCTCGGCTGGACGAGTGAGGTCTCCTCCGGACTCTCGGTGACGCCAGACTCTGCCGTCATGGTGCCCGAGGTCTACTCGTGCATCAACGTGCTGGCGCAGGACGTCGGCCGGTGCCCGCTCAAGCTGCGTGCTCGCACCGATCAGGGATGGATCGACGCCGAGACGCACCAACTCTGGGAAGTGCTACACGATCTGCCAAACCCTGAGATGACGGCTGCGGAGTTCCGCGCCGACATGATGCGGCAGCTGCTGAAGCACGAGCGCGCGTATGCCGAGATCGTGCGTCGGCCGAACGGCACGATTCAGGCGATGTGGCCGCTCGAGAGCAGCCGGATGACCGTGAGTCGGGACGGCATGAATCGCAAGGTCTACACTTATAAAGTCGGCGACGGGCAGCCGATCACGTGGATCTTCAACGCCGACCGACCGCCACTGCTCGATCTACGTCACCCGTCGCCGATCCACCAGTGCCGCGATGCGATCGGGCTGGCGATGGCCATCGACATGTATGGCGGCAAGTTCTTCGCCAACGGTGCGAGGCTGTCTGGTTTGCTCATGGCGAAGGGTGGGCTGAAGCCGGCGCAGAAGCAGTCGCTTCGTGAGGCGTTCGCCGAGATGTATGGCGGCGTCAAGAACGCGCACCGGGTAGGCGTGCTTGAAGGCGATATGGAGTTCAAGCAATTGACATCGCCGAACGACGAAGCCCAGTATCACGAGTCGCGCAAGATGGTGCGGTCGCTGATTGCCGGCGCGTTCCGCGTCCCGTCTCACAAAATCAACGACCTCGAGCGCGCGACGTTCTCGAACATTGAAGCGCAGGATCGCGATTACGTCAACAGCGGTCTGGACCCGTATCTCGTGCTGTGGGAGCAGGCGATCAGACGTGACGTGCTGACGACGCGCCAGTATCCCCGTTACCAGGCTACGTTCGACCGTGAGGCGCTGATTCAGGCTGATTCCGCCTCGCGGGCCGCTGGCTTCTCACAGGGCCGGCAGAACGGCTGGTATAGCCCGAACGACATCCGCCAGAAACTCGGCGAGAATCCGATCCCCGCGACCGAGGGCGGCAACCGCTACCACATGAACAGCACGCTTGTGCCACTCGACACTGAGCCTGCCGAACATGTGGCCTCCGTCGTGGACCCATCAGGGGTTTCCGATCTGCCGGTGCAGCAGGTGATGTGATGAGCCAAGAACGCCGAGGACTGGATCGGATCGTGGAGTTGCGGGTAGACACCGACGCGCCGCCGCAGTTGGTGGGCTATGCGGCCATCTTCGGCCAGCGCACGACCATTGCCGGCATGTTCCACGAGCAGATCGACCCGGGCGCGTTCCGTGACGCCGTGGGCGAAGACGACGTGCGCGCGTTGTTCAACCATGACCCGAACTTCCTGCTTGGGCGCAGCGCCGCAGGCACGTTGCGGCTCAGTGAGGATGCCACGGGCCTCCGCTATGAGATCGATATGCCTGACACGCAGGTCGGGCGCGATGTGCTGACCAGCGTCAAACGTGGCGACATTCGAGGCAGTTCGTTCGCGTTCGATGTCGTGGGCGACGTCTGGACGAATCCGACGCGATCGGGTGAGTTGCCGGTGCGAACAATCACGAAAGCGCGTCTCTTCGACGTGTCGCCTGTGACGTTTCCGGCCTATGAGCAGACGAGTGTGTCTGCACGGAGCCAAGCTGAAGCGTCGACGCGGCCTGTCGACACGATGAGTGTAGAGCGGTCGCGATGGACACTGGCGCAGAAAGGCTAGTGCCCGCGCGGGCGTTGTTGCGAGAGGTGCGCTGCAGAGCGTGTCGGCGGTTGCTCTGCAAGTCTACGGACGCTCCCGTGAAGGCGGGATCGACCGTGGAGATCAAGTGCGGTGGTTGCGACACGATGAACTATTTGGTGAGCCGTCCGACGTAATTCCTACGTGTGACGGAATCCGGCATCCAGAGGCCCAGCGCGAAAGGCCCGCCAGACGCGCACCGGAGAATCTGTATGTCTATTTCCCTGCGAGAGAAGCGCGCCAAGCTCGTTGCCGACTGGCGCGTCGTGCTGGACAAGGCCGACACCGAACAGCGCGGACTGTCGGTCGACGAAAAGGCGATGGTCGAGAAGATCGAGGCCGACATCGACGGCATTAAGTCCACCATCGACACTCAGGACCGTCTTGCGGCGGCGGAAAAGCTGGCCACAGAAGAGCGTGGCGTGGTGCCCGAGTCGCAGCGTGCGACCGTCAAGCACACGGAGAGCGCCATCCTCGCGCCTGCGGACATTTACCGCGACGCCTTCTGGCACATGTTCCGCACGGGCGAGCGTCGCGCCGAGCTGCGATCGCACGCGGTCGGCACCGACACGCGCGGCGGCAACCTCGTGCCTGACGAGTTCCGCCGTGAGCTGGTGATGGCCCTCGAAGAGGCCAACGTCATGCGTCAACTGGGCACGGTCATCACGACCAACAGCGGAGCCCTCAGCATCCCCACGGTCAGCGCGCACGGATCGGCCTCGTGGAAGGGCGAAGAAGTCGCGTTCGCCGAGAGCGACGAACAGTTCGGTAGCGTCACGCTGAACGAATACAAGGCCACCACGCTTGTGAAGGTCTCCGAGGAACTGCTGAACGACTCGGCGTTCCCGTTGGAGAGCTACATGGCGACCGAGTTCGCGCGCCGTCTGGCCGACCTCGAAGAGACCGCCTTCGTCGTGGGCACCGGTTCAGGCCAGCCCACGGGCGTGGTCGGCGGGTCCACCGCTGGCAAAACCGCGACCGCGACCAACGCCATCACGGCTGACGAGCTGATGGATCTGCAGTATGCGCTGGCGCGTCCCTATCGGAAGCGTGCGTCCTGGCTGATGAATGACTCCGCAGTCAAGGCGATCCGCAAGCTGAAGACCGGCGTCTCGAGCGACAACACCTACCTCTGGTCGCCAGGTCTGTCGGCCAGTGAGCCGGATCGTCTGCTCGGTTCGCCCGTCTTCACGTCGCCGGACATGGCCGCGATTGCCACGTCAGCGAAAGCCGTGCTCTACGGCGATTTCAGCTACTACTACATCGCGGATCGCCAGTCGATCACGATGCAGCGTCTCGTGGAGCTCTACGCCGGCAACGGGCAGGTCGGGTTCCGCATCTTCAAGCGCACCGATGGCAAGCTCACGCTGGCCACGGCCGTGCAGCACCTCGTGATGGCCGCGTAAGGGAGTTAGGTATATGCCACGGAACTTCCTGAACGGCGCACGGCTCATCAAGGTGGCCGACCATACGGTGGCCGGCACCTCCACGCTCACGTCGAGCATTATCGACACCGCTGGGTACCAGGGCGTCGTGTTCTTCACGTCTCTGTCAGTGGCAGACGCGACGAACTCAATCAAGATCCAGCAGCACACGGCCAACCAGACCACCGGCA